GACACCAGCCACACCAGTCATACCAGCGACACCAGCGACACCAGTCACACCAGTAAGTAATCGTCCGAAGGTTAGACTTCGTATATCTGAGCTTAACTCCGCCTGATAGATAACTGCTTATATTTGATTTTGATTTTGATTTTGCTGGCTCCATGCATCTACTTTATCTAATTCTTCGGTAATACTTGATAATTCTACATTATTCCCAGTATCTTCTTCAACTACTTCTGTTCCTTCAGGTGAAGGGACTGGAGCCGCATTTGACGCAAAGGATTGTTTTCTTGATTCAAAAATAATATCGCGATTATCCATATTTTTCTTATATTCTTTCATTAGAGTATTTAGTTGAGTTTCTGCGTATTCTTGATTTTCAAGACTTTCTGGATTTGGCGACCATGGGCACCAACAACCCACTTGTGCAATATATATATTAAATTTATTATCAATTTTTTTCAAAAATTCGCAACGATTTTTTGCTTCTTCGATAGTATCAAATGTACCTCTAACTTTAATTCCTCTAATAGAGGTAATAAAGTTATTATCAATATGGTATTTTTTTTCTAATTCTTCATTATTAACAGATTTATAGAAATTAAATTGTTCATTAAGTTCTTTATAATCAAAAATATAATTATTATTTTCTTCAATAGTATTAATCATATCTTTTTGTTCTGGAAATTTTTCTTTTATTGAATCAACAAAAGATTTCATATCATTACTAAATTTCTCAATAAATTTACTAAAAAAATATACATCTTTATTAACAATAACATCTTCGGGGCTAAGAAAGGAAACCAATACAAAATTTTGTCCTCTAATAGGTTTATCTTCATCTAAATAATCTACCTCTTTCGTTGAAACAAGTTCTGCCATCTCTTTTAATATATTATATATATTTAATCTTATATATATTTTTATTTTTTTATTATGATATAATTTGAATTATTAAAAATGAGTACATAATAAAAAAAAATTTAGAAATTTATAAAAACTTTTAAAACTTTAAAAAAAAATAAATTATGTACTCATTTTATTAAATAATTATAATGACGGAATAATTTTATAATTCAAATCAACGCATATTTTTTTCCATATTTGATCCTGAACGTATAATTTCTCTCGACTTTTCAATAAAGGAAAATATTTTAAATACTCATTTAGTCCTAATATTTGAAAAAATTTATATAAAACATAACTATAAGACAGAAAGTTTTTCCTATCTTTCGGACAATGTTTTAAAAATGGAGCTTGAATACTTCTAAACATATTACATAACTTATCTTCTAATTCAGGACTAAATTGTGGTGTTGGGATGCCATTAATCCGATTAATTATATAATTAATATGTTCATAATATTTATTTATTCTTAATCTTTTTAAAATATCTCTCATTTTTAAATAAGTTATCTTCTTTAAATCTGTAATTTTCTCTTTTTTAATTTCTATTAAAATTCTTTCAAATATTTCATCAGGTATATCCGTACTTTCTTTCCCTTGAACTTGATTACACCATTCTCTAAAATGATTTATTCTCTTATAACAAAAATGAGATGTATCTTTGGTATTTTGTTTTAATATGGGTCTATTTTGCTCTACTAATAATAATTCTTGATATCCGCAAAAATTACATACTATTATAGCATCATATTGAAGACATGTCATAGTATTCTTACATACTTTGCAAATTTCTATATTTTCTTCTTCAACATTTCTAATATATTTATTATTTATTATAGCCATATATTTATCTACTAAAACACTTTTATCGTGTATAGTGTTATTATCAACACCTTTATCAGCTATAAGATTATTAGAATATATATCATCATTGTCTTTATTGTCATAACAACATATATTTTCATTTATAGATAATTTTTCATTATCTATATCATTCTTTTTATCATTTATATTATTTAATGCCTCTAAGATATTTTTTGTATTAACATTTATACATTTTTTTTTGCTATCCTTTTTATATATTTTTGATTTATTATTAGAATCTTTTAAATAATTTGTATGTTGATTAATATCTGATTGTTTGCTTATTGTATCATAATATTGAAATAATATATCACTTGTATTTTTATAATATTCAATTTCATCTAACTTGTTTAATTCGTTTAATTTTGATTTAATATCTAATATTTCTTCGCTCAACTCTATATTGCTAAACCATAATTTTGTATTTAATTCCTTGTCTTTTGTATTATTAATTATATTTAATATATTATTTTTCTTGTCTAAGCATATATTAAGTTTATTATTATAATATAATTTTTCTTTATCGCTTTTTTCGAAGTCTTTTATTATATTATTATGCATAGCATCTAATGTAAATGTTTCATTTATATCAGCTGATACCTTTTTTTTTGATGACTTCTCTTTAAACATCATTATATTTGAATTATAAATATTAAGGTTTATATATAAATAAAATTAAGTTAAATTTAAGTTGTGTTATATAATCTATATTTTTTTCTCCTCTAATAGTATAAAGAATATAGCGTAAATGGGTGGTGGTCTTCTTCAATTAGTTGCTTATGGTGCCCAGGATGTTTATTTAACTGGTAATCCTCAAATTACCTTTTTCAAAGTAGTTTATCGTCGTCATACTAACTTCGCTATGGAAGCTATTCAACAAACTTTTAACGGAAATGTAGGATATGGAAATACTGTAACTTGTCAAATATCACGCAATGGCGATTTAATTAACCGCATGTATTTACAAGTTTCCGTACCAAAAAGAATTGGCACTACTGCTGCAGACTCATATGTTAACTTCTTAGGTCTTCGATTAATTAAATCTGTTGTTATTGAAATAGGTGGTCAACAAATAGATAAACATTATTCTGATTGGTTATACATATGGAATGAATTATCTTTACCTGTTGGCAAAAGATATGCTTATGAAACTATGGTAGGCGCTGATAAAGATATATTATCAACAAGAGATAGTACGCTATATATACCATTAGAATTTTGGTTTTGCCGCAATGTAGGTCTATCATTACCTTTAATAGCTCTACAATATCACGAAGTTAAAGTTAAAATAGAATTTGAAACAAAAGTTAATTGCTGTTTATCTGGTACTACTATTGCTAATATTGCTAATATAACTAATGCTTCTTTATGGGTTGATTACATATTCTTAGATACTGATGAACGCAGAAGATTTGCTCAATTATCACATGAATATTTAATTGAGCAATTACAATTTACAGGTTCAGAAACTCTTAATAAAGGAACTAATAGAATTAAATTAAACTTCAATCATCCTTGTAAAGAATTAATTTGGGTTGCTAAAAGCAAAGGAGCTTTCAAAAAAGACAGATGGTATGATTATAATTTTGTAGATGCTGCTGTAACTGATGACCTTGATTTATCTAGAACAAGCAATATTATATACCAAGTTGATCCTGAAGTTTATAAAAATCCCTTAAAAAGTGCTATTTTACAATTAAATGGCAATGATCGTTTTGCTGTTAGAGAAGGATTATATTTCACTCACGTACAACCTTATCAACATCACACTAATGTACCTGTTAATAACCCCATCAATGTATATTCTTTTGCCTTAAAACCAGAAGAACATCAACCAAGTGGAACTTTAAATATGTCTCGTATTGATACAGCAACTCTAATGATTGAAGCTGAAGACCCTGGAACATCTGCCAATTATACATATGATGGCATTAATATATATGCTGTTAACTATAACGTATTACGTATATTATCCGGAATGGGTGGTTTAGCTTATTCTAATTAATTTAATAAATGTGTTATATATATTCCTTTTTTTTTTCTCCTCTAATAGTATAAAGAATATAGCGTAAATGGGTGGTGGTCTTCTTCAATTAGTTGCTTATGGTGCCCAGGATGTTTATTTAACTGGTAATCCTCAAATTACCTTTTTCAAAGTAGTTTATCGTCGTCATACTAACTTCGCTATTGAAGCCATTCAACAAACATTCAACGGAACTCCTACTTTTGGTAATCGCGTAACTTGCCAAATATCAAGAAACGGTGATTTAATACATCGTGTATATTTATCAATAATTGATTATAGTTCAACTGAACCAGTATGTCCTTATTTTGGTCTTCGTTTAATAAACTATGTTGAAATTGAAATAGGTGGTCAAAAGATAGATAAACACTATTCACACTGGATGTATGTATGGAATGAACTTTCATTACCTCATCCTAAAAAAGAAGCTTACAAAACTATGGTAGGGGCTAATAATAAACTTGCAGCACTTACTAAAGCTAATTTATATATACCATTAGAATTCTGGTTTTGCCGCAATGTTGGTTTAGCACTTCCTTTAATTGCTCTTCAATATCATGAAGTTAAAATTAATATTTTATTTGAAGATAAAATTAAATGCCAAGGATCAGCAACTGCTATTGCTGATTTATCATCAGTGAACTTATGGGTAGATTATATATTCTTAGACACCGATGAACGCAGAAGATTTGCTCAATTATCACATGAATATTTAATAGAACAACTTCAATTTACTGGTTCTGAAACTATATCAGCAAAAAGCATGAAACCTAAATTATCTTTCAATCATCCCTGCAAAGAATTAGTATGGTTTTGTTCTTCAGATTTTGACACTAATCAAATTGTTAAAAATAAAAATTGGGTTAACTATTCTACCGAAGTTAACAGCTATGCCGCTGGTAATACTGAACTATATAAACCTACCAATGCTATAACTTCTACAAACCCTATTGAAAGTGCTAAACTTGTATTAAATGGCAATGATCGTTTTTCATCAAGACCTGGTTCTTACTTTAACTTAATCCAACCTTATCAACATCACGAAAATATTCCATCTAATCCCGGAATAAATGTTTATTCATTCGCCTTAAAACCCGAAGAACATCAACCGAGTGGCACACTAAACATGTCTCGTATTGATACTGCTGTTCTAAATTTAGAATTAGATAATACCTTTGCTACTACAACTTTTGCCAAAAATCTCAATGTATATGCGGTTAATTATAACGTTCTTCGTATATTATCGGGTATGGGTGGTTTAGCTTATTCTAATTAAATAATTTATTAGATTACTAAATTTATAAATAAATGTTGTTAAATGCTATAATATTCCTTTTTTTTTTCTCCTCTAATAGTATAAAGAATATAGCGTAAATGGGTGGTGGTCTTCTTCAATTAGTTGCTTATGGTGCCCAGGATGTTTAT